ACGACGCAACTGCCCCATGGTTCGCCGTGGTAACCCCTTACTAATACAGGGAGACACAGTTGTGGACTTCCTGAACAAGGTGCAGAAAACGGCGTGGAAAGTCAACGACTTTGTGGCTGATGTCGCAGAGACGTTGTACGAGCGTCGGATTCAGGTTGGCAAGTTCATTCCAATTGTTGAGCAGCCAATCCCTCCCAAGCCGCTCGACATTGCGGAGAACGAAGAGTCACGTTTCGAGTACAGACGGGCAGCAGCAGCTGCTTACAACTTGAATGCTCAGGCGTTCAAAAAGTCAGTACGCACCCGCACGACCATGGAAGTCATGCGGATGTTTCGAGACAAGCAACGCTTCTGGACGCCTGGAAGTCTGGATTATCGGGGCCGGTGGTATCCAATACCGTCAGCTCTAACTATCCAGGACACAGACTTCGGAAAAAGTTTGCTGACCTTTGCTGATGGAGCTTTCATGCTTCCGGAAGGCGAAGACTGGCTGGCATTCAGCGTCGCCACTACATATGGCAACGGACTCGACAAAGCAACCATTGAGGAACGTCTTCAGTGGGTTGAAGACAACCAATCACACATTCATGCAGTTGCTACCGACCCAATTGGAAACCTTGACCTCTGGGCTTGTGCAGATGATCCATGGCAACACCTCGCAAGTTGTGAAGAATTCAATGCCATTCTTATTGACTTCACTCGTAGTGTCACCCATCTTCCTGTTGCGGTTGATGCCACTTGCTCGGGAATCCAGGTGTTATCGGGCCTCGCTAAAGACAAGTCGGCGGCGAAAATGGTCAACGTCTTGCCAAGCTCCACCGTACAAGATGCTTATGCAGTAGTTGCAAAGCATTGTCTTCCGAATATCCCAGATCAATACAAAGATGTATGGGATAGGAAAAAAGTCAAAAGGGTAGTTATGACTCTCCCTTACAATTCTAAGCCTCACAGTAATAGAGCCTACATTCGCGAAGCTCTCATTGAAGCTGGCAAGAAAGTAGAACCTGATGATCTAACAAAGATTGTCAAGGCTGTCAGGAACTCCATGCACGAGTTGCTGCCAGGTCCTATGAAAGTGATGTCTTGGATTGAAAAGGAAGTTGGTAACTCTCTTGCGGCTGGACGTACACACCTTGAATGGACGACACCATCTGGTTTTGTTGTCCATCAAAAGCTGAACAAGGTCAAACTTAAAACCGTTGATCTTCAGTTACTCGGACGTTGTCAGATCCAACTTGGTGAAGCAACAGATGAGGTAGATAAAAGGCACCACAAGAATGCAACCAGTCCAAATCTGATTCATTCGCTCGACGCCTCGCTCCTCCATATAACCCTTAAATCCTTTAACGCCCCGATTGCTCTGATTCATGATTCTGTCATGTGTCGTGCAACAGATATGCCCTTACTGTCCGCGACTATTCGCGAGACGTACAAACACTTGTTCGCAGAGAACAGCTTCCTTGAAGACTGGGCTCAGCAAATAGGGGCAGAAACAGAACCTCCAATCATTGGAGATCTCAAGCCAGAAAACGTAATGGCTTCCACATATTTCTTTTGTTAATCCACCCATGTCCACCCTCCACAAGACTGAAGAACCCGTAGTTCTCGAAGGCTTTCAATCCATCTTTGAAGTCAATCCATTTGGTAAGCACAACCTGACTTGCATCATTGGTCAGGATCTTGTAGATGCTCTCGAAGAAGAACGCCCTGGTGCTCTTGAATGGGCGAAAGGTAAGCAGAAAGCCAAGCGATACAACACTCGTTTGGAGCCTTGGGAGCCTGTCTCCGAAGGTAAGTACAAGATCACCTTCCGTTGGAATCCTGATGTAGAGATTCCCATTGTCGATAGTGAAGGCACTCCTATCACCGACAAGCTCCCCATGTGGAGCGGAAGCTTGGTAAAGGTCGCGTTTGTTCAACGTCCGTACACCACACCTGATTCGATTGGCACGTCTCTTCGTCTAAAGGCACTGCAAATCATTTCTTGTCAGGCAGGTGGCACTGTCGATTCTGGTGATCTTGACGCCGGTAGCGCCGCAGCGTTGTTCGGCAAGACCGATGGGTTCAAAGCAGGTGATCCCAACGTGAAGCCGATTGAAACGCCTGAAGAAGACGATGAGTTCTGACTACAGCTTTGAGCTTTACGAACGACTAACAGAAATCCTCCCCGACCCTATGTCTACCAAACACACCTTCACCGTTGCCAAAGATGAAGTCACCGGAATCTTTAAAGGAACGCTGGACATTCAACTTCCTCCCATCATCGTCACCAAGTACAAAGCCGACAAGAACGACTTCAAGTACGACATCCAACGAGCTGTCACTGAAGTGGTCGAAGAAATCGTTGCTAAGGCTTTGGACGACTGATGAAGTTTCGCTCCGGACTAGAGGAGCAGATAGCGAAAAACTTCAGTAAGCAAGGCATCAGCTACGAGTACGAATCAACCAAGGTTCACTATCAGCTCCAATGTATCTACACCCCCGACTTCATGATTCCATCTACTGGCATCCACCTTGAAGCCAAAGGATACTTCTCAAGTAAAGACCGTCGCAAGATGCTGGCGGTCAAAGAGTGCAACCCAGAGCTTGATATTCGGATGGTATTTCAACGTCCGTTTAACAAGCTCTACAAAGGAAGCAAGAGCACCTACGCAATGTGGTGTGAAAAACACGGCATTCCTTGGACAAGTTTCAACAACATACCAAAGGAATGGATCAATCCGTAAGCGAATTTGTTCGTCATGTTCCATGCAGTAATTGCGGGAGTTCAGATGCCAACAGTCTTTATGACGATGGTCATCTCTACTGCTTTAAATGCAACACCTACACCCCTTCAGAAGATTCAGACGAATCGATGCAGCAATCCCAAACTCGTGCTCGTGTCGAACTACGTGGACAAGCCGTCCGGCTATCTAAACGTGGTCTGTCCGAACAAGTGTGTGAGCGGTTCAAAATCTACAAAGATGGAGAACAACTGCTCTTTCATTACTTTGATGAAAACAATCGCCTAATCGGCACCAAGGTAAAAACCAAAGACAAACAGTTTCGCTATGAAGGATCAAGTGATGGACGCCTCTTCGGGCAAAACCTCTGGCCCTCTCACGGAAAAAGAGTGGTCATCTTTGAAGGGGAACTGGACGCAGCAAGTGGTACGGCGGCGCTGCAAGGAAACTGGCCGATGGTCTCACTTCCTCAGGGAGCTGCCGGAGCAAAGCGATCAATCCAGCGAAACCTAGAGTGGCTTCAAGGATATGAACAGGTTGTTCTCTTCTTCGATAACGATGAAGCAGGACAGAAGGCAACACAGGAGGCGGCAAGTGTTCTGCCTCCCAGTAAAACTTTCATCGCTCATCTTCCACCCGATTACAAAGATGCTTCCGACGCTCTACAACAAAACAATTTTGATGCAGTCCGTAGGGCGATCTACGAAGCTAACCCGTATCGTCCCGACGGAATCGTTGAGGCAAAGAGCCTATACGACCTTGTCACAACTGAAGAAGATCCCTGTCTCCATGCCTACCCGTTTGAGGGTTTACAACAAAAAACGCATGGTATTCGGCCTTCGGAACTCGTTTGCATTACGGCGGGTACGGGGATCGGGAAGAGTTCGCTCTCGCGTCAGCTTGCCGCCCATCTTTTACAAAAAGGGGAAAGAGTTGGCTATCTCGCGCTTGAGGAGAGTAATCGACGTACAGCTCTTGGCTTGATGTCGGTTGCTAAAGGTAAAGCGTTTCACATCGGTAAACATGACAGAAAAGATCTTGCAGAGGCGTTCAACAGTTCTCTTGCTAACTGGAATCTCTTTCTATACGACGGTTGGGGCAGTGTTGATCCTGATGTCATCTTCAATCGGATTGAGTACCTGGCAACGGGTCTTGATTGCCGCGTCATATTTCTCGATCACCTTTCCATCCTCATTTCTGGCTTGGATGGTGATGAACGACGCCTGATCGATCAGACGCTTACAAAGCTGCGAAGCTTGGTTGAGCGGACGAAGATCACTTTGTTCCTTGTAAGTCACTTGCGTAGGACACAAACAGATCAAAACCATGAGGAAGGTGCGCGGGTAACATTAGGACAATTAAGGGGGTCGGCATCAATCAGTCAGCTCTCTGATTGTGTTATCGGACTAGAACGCAACCAACAAAGTGAAGGAAATAATTTAACTACCTTAAGAGTATTGAAGAATCGATATACGGGTGATACAGGCTCGTGTGGGCTTCTTCGTTACGACGCAGATACTTGTACTTTTAATGAAACTGAAACCTTCGACAACCCCTTCGCCAAAGAAGCCGAACCCTCCGACTATTAAACAAGTCGAGCAAGCTCAATTTAAAGACAAAACATACCGCTGGAACGGTAAGTAAATGCTTCAAGTCAAATTTGTCCACGCCACCCCTAAAGGTGACGAGCTGATCTCACGCATGGCGCGAGTAAGCAACCCATCTAACGAGGACAACTACGAAACGGCTCCAAAGTTGATCAGCTATCTGATAAATCACAAGCATTGGAGCCCTTTTGAAATGGCAACTATGTGTGTAGAAATACATACGACTCGTTCAATAGCAAGTCAGTTGCTTCGCCACAAATCGATGTTTTTCCAGGAATTTTCACAACGGTATGCAAATACTGCCCAACTAGGAGAACCTATTGTTCCACATCTACGTGGGCAAGACAAAAAGAATCGACAAAACTCGATTGATGACTTAGACACCCGCATCGGTGCAACAAAGTTATCTGGCTACTACCGACGAATCAGTGCATTGTTTGATGATGCAGTCCACCTGTATCAAGAGATGGTTTCTGATGGTGTAGCCAAGGAATGTGCAAGAGAAGTTCTTCCGCTTGCTACTCCTACCCGTCTCTATATGCACGGCACAGTCCGTTCATGGATTCATTATTGCGATCTTCGTATGGCAAACGGTACTCAATATGAGCATCAGATTATTGCCAAGTCCTGTTTTAAGCACCTCAAAGATGCTTTCCCAATGGTAGCTGCGGCTTATGAACTTAGTCTTCGATCTAGAGACTGACGGTCTACTAGATAGCTTCACGAAAATCCACTGTCTCTGTATCCATGATCTCGATGAGAAATCCACTTACATCTACAACGATGAGGGGGAAGCCGAACCGATTGTTCGCGGTATTGAAATGCTCGCGGATGCGTCTTGCATTATCGGTCACAACGTTCTTGCTTTTGATGTGCCTGTCATCAAGCGGATTTATCCCTGGTTCGTTTCTCCCTACATGGTGGATACTCTCCTTCTTAGCAGGTTGTATCACCCAGATCGCCTCTACATCGATCTCAAGAGAAAGATAAAAGGTATGCCTCAATCACTCTATGGCAGGCACAGCCTGGAGTCATATGGATGGCGTCTGGATTCTCACAAAGGTGAGTTCGCCAAAGAGACCGATTGGAAAAACTGGTCACCAGAAATGGAGACCTACATGGAACAAGATGTCAACCTCACCACCCAGTTATGGCACTACTTCCAACCATTCCTGAATGGGTCGAACTAGAACACAAAGTCGCCCTGATTTTACAAGAGCAAGAAGAACGTGGATGGACGTTTAATGAAAGAGCTGCATGGGAACTTGCATCGTCTCTCGAAGAAGAACTTCGACAGATTAGTGAGTTACTTCAACAGCGGCACCCTTACATACTCGGACCTGAATTCACTCCTGCAAGACCTAATAAAACAAGAGGGTATATCGCAGGAGCACCCTTCACCCGACTCATAGAAACCAACCCCACCTCTCGTGACCACATCGCACACATTCTCCAAAAGCACTACGGATGGAAACCGACGGTAAAGACCCAGACGGGAAAGGTTCAGATCGACGAGACGACACTCTCAAAGCTCAACAACGAGACAGCATCGATGTTCTTGCGGTGTCTGACGATCAAGAAGATACTTGGAATGATGAGTCACGGCGTGAACGCCTGGCTCAAGCTGAGTACGAATAACAAGATCCACCATCATTGCTCAGTTGGATGTGCCACTCATCGAATGAGCCATCGAAAGCCCAACCTTGGGCAGACGATGTCTGGATCCGAGTTCCGTAAATTGTTTACTGCCGCGCCAGGAATGGTGATGGTCGGTGCTGACTTAGCCGGTATTGAATTGAGGATGCTTGCGCATTATTTAGCAAGACATGATGGTGGTCGCTACGCAAAGATCTTGCTTGAAGATGATATTCACCAAGTCAACGCAGATGCTATTGGTGTGTCTCGGAAACTGGTGAAAAATATAAGCTACGGGTTCATGTATGGAGCATCGGACAGAAAACTTGGCGAAATTTATGATCCAAAGCTTGCCAAATCCAAGCAAATTGCGAAAGGCAAGGAAATCAGAGCTGCATATGTGGCGGCTATTGATGGAATGGACAAGCTGTTGGCCGGCGTTACAAAACGTGCTAAAGACGGCTTTATCAAAGCGATTGACGGTCGAAAACTTGTTTTGGATTCTGACCACAAAGCGCTGAACTTCCTTTTGCAGGGATCAGCCGCCTGCGTCGCGAAACGTTGGCTGTTGATCAACTACGAAACCATTAAAGAAATTAATATCGAAGCTTATCAACTCGGGTTTATCCACGACGAGTTGCAGTTCGAGACATACCCACCCCACGTTAATGACTT